CGGCGCGCAATTGCGCGGTGTCGATCAGCGGATGGACATTGAGGCTGCCGGCGGCGTCGGTCTCGGCGGCCCACTGTGTCAGCGACTTCCCCTGGCCCTTGATCTGCTTCAGCTTGCGCCGCCCGGCCGCCGTGCGCCGCAGTCGCGCGCGGATCGTCGCGGGCTTCAGTGGCGTGAATGGCGGATTTGGGTCAGTGATCTCCTTGACCACCGAATTGCGCGCGATGATGCCCACGCGGTGCATCGACATATCGACGTTGAAGCCCTCGCCGGTCAGCGCCGCCTGTGAGGCTTTGTGCATTTCCTCGATGATCGGCCCACGCACTCGCTTGAGGCCGGGATACAGAAACGGCCGGGCCGGAATGTTGTGCGCGGGGCTGCCGAATTCGTGGATATAGGCCAGCGCGGCATTGCCGATAGGGCTGTCGCGCCGCGTGTTCTTCTCCTTGGGAATCCCCACCAGCACGTCGGTGTGCGTCAGTGCCTCGACGCGCCCGGATATCTCGGTGACGTTGTCGATGACCTTCTTGACGCCGCCGAAATCGGGCACAGCCATCAGTGCAGCGTCCTTGTTTCCAGCGCCGCGACGCGCGCGGACAGCGCCTCGTTCATCGCCACCAGTTCCTTGACGGCGTTGACCAGCGCGAGCGGCAGCGCGGTCATATCGAGCGTGCGCAGATCGTTCACCGCGACGCCATCGACGTCGGCGTCGATCGCGCCGACCATCTCCGGCATCTCGATCTCGGCTTCCTGCGCCACCAGACCGACGAAGGTGGTGTCCATCTCGACCGACATGGCGTGCGGACCAATCTTTGCTTCCGCCTCGTCGCCGCTGCGCCGCCAGTTGTCCTTGTGCTTGTAGCGCACCGGGCGCAGCGCGCAGATCGCCGCGAGGCCGCGATCGTAGTCGCCGAGCACGGTCTTGGTGCGGATATCCGACACGGTGGCCCATGGGACGCCGCCCGGTTTGTAAGCCACGGCCGGCACGTTGAAACCGCCATTGTCGCCCCAGCAGAAATTATACCCGCTGGCCCAGACTTGGAGTTGAATGGTGCCGCCATTGAACACGAGGCTGCTGGCGGTCAGGAACCCGTGCGCGACGCTGACCTCGCCGGCGCCGGTCATGGAACCGAAATTCAGTCTGCCGGCGTCGTAGCACCAGATGCCGGCAGCGTATCCGGCGCCCTGATTCCATACGGTGACCGATGCGTTGTTGTTCACGCCATAGGTGATGATGCGCGCGCCCTGCACGGTCAGGGCGTTGCGCACCACGGCATTGCCGGTCGCTTCGATCGTGAGGTTTACCGTGCCGCCTTCGACGAACCGCCACGCGCCATCGTTGATGTTGCGCGCGAGGTAGTAATTGGTGTTGTTGGCGACATAGAACACGCCGCTGTCGCACATGAAGGCGCCGGTCGAGTGGATGTAGCCACTGGTCATCGAGACCGGAACATAGGCGTTGCCGCTGCCGTCGATCGTGAGCAGCGCCACGCCGTCGCTGCCGCGCACCCACTCCATCGTGCCGTTCGCGCGCGTGTAGCGCCACTGCCAGTTGGAGGCGTCTTGCAGCAGGATCGTGTAGTCAGCGGTCGAGTAGAAATAGCCGCCGGACAGCGACAGGCGATACGCCTTGCCGCACCAGAAATCGTAACCGGTCACGTTGCCGCCGATGGTCAGGTCGAAGGGCACGGTGACCTGACCGGTGCCGCCGATCTTCAGATAGCTCGTGTTCTCCCAATTGAACCAGTTCAGTTCGCCTGTCGTGACATTGAAGTGCAGCGCCCACGCGTTGCTAGGCTCGAAATAGATCATGCTGAAGCCGTCGAGGCCGTAGAGGCCGATCCGCCCGCTGGTGCCCCAGCCGGCATAACTCGCCTGCGTGGCGGTGATGTCGCTGGTGCAGGTGATCGTCCCGACGGTGAGTGCGTGGGGCGTCATGTTCAGCGGCCCGGTCAGCGTGCCGCCCGAGAGTGGTAGATAAGCCCCGGTGCCGCCGGTGATCGCCGCATCGACGTATTGCTTGGTCACCGCGTGCAGCGCAGCCGTCGGGTTCGCGTGCAGGGTCAGGAAGCCGGTCAGCGAGCCGCCGGCCAATGGCAGGTAATTCGCCACCGGCACGCTCGCGACCCTGCTATCGACATACTGCTTGGTCGCGGCGTGCAAAGACGCGGTCGGGTCCTGGCCAAGTGTGACCGGTTTGCCGGTATCGATGGTCAGCCCGCCCGCATTGAACACCGCAACGCGCGCGGTGCCCGACGGGTAGATCGCGATATTGCCGCCGGCGACGATATTCAGCGTGGCGCTGGTAACGGAAAGACCGTAACTCGTGGCATAGACCCGCAGATGCTTCGACAGATCGGTCGGCGACGCGGCAATCGCATTCGCGAAGCCGAGGCCACCGGTGTTGATCAGGCTCCCGGCGGTGTCGAACGTCGCGATGATTGTGGGCAGCGTGGTGGCGTCGGTGAGCACCGGCATCTTCGCGATGATCAGCTTGCCAGCGCCGCTATTCGCCAGTGCGACCGGGTTCGCGCCCGCGCTGTCGAATATGCCGATCGCGGTGTTGCTGCCCTGACCGTAGACCAGCAGCCCCTTGCCGTAATTATGTCCACTCCAACCCGCCGCGCCGCGATTGACCACGAGACCGCCGGCGCTGATCGTCACGTAGTCGGTGGTGCCGGTCAGGAACACATGGCTGCCGCCGGCGGTCACGTTGTAGTTCAGCCGATTGCTGGTAATGCCGAAGCCGAAGCCGTTGGCGTGCAGCGAGATATGCTTGGTGATGTCGGAGTTGCTGGCGCCCAGCCGCGAGCCGAACGCCAGCCCGCCGGTCATGGTGCCGCCGGCGAGCGGCAGATAGGTCGCCGACGCGGTGGTCGAGTTCAGCTTGTTGGTGTCGAGCCATTGCAGCCCGGTCTGCACATTGGCGCCGAGCGAACCGATGGCGGGCGTGATGGCGACCTGCGCGGCGATGATGTTCGCCTGCCCGAGCGGAAGCTGAATCCACCCCACGCCGTCGCAGGCGATCCAGTCGGCGAGCGCGTAGGTTCCCGCCGGGATGTTGCCCGCCTTGGCGACACCGGGCTGCGTGACGATGACGTAGAAGCCCTTCAGGGTCTCGCTAGGCGCGGGCAGCGGGCCGCCGTCGGTCAGGCCGGAGGCGATCGTGTAGTGCCCGACATCGGTCACCACATTGAGGCCGCCGGCGAAGAACATATCCTCCGAGAGCACGTCGATCTCGCGCTGCAACAGCGCGTCGGCAGAGTCCACATAGCGCTTCGGCACCGCATGCAGATCGGCCGTCGGATCGTTCAGCAGGGTGACGGTGCCCGCCGTGTCGGTGATGACGCCGTTGATCCACACATTGCCGGTCGAGAGTATCTTGAACTGCGCCGGCCCGGCGCGGCCGATCAGCGCGAGATCGGCCTGCCCACCCGCGTAACCCTGGATCAGCAGCCCCCAGTTCGCGTCGCTGTGTATCTGCCCGGTGTTGGTCGTGGTGGACTGGAAGTTCAGATACCGCGCCGCCGTGATGGTCAGATCGCCGGTCAGCGTGCCGCCGGAGAGCGGCAGGAACGCCCCGCCCGCCGCGACCTGCGCATCGACATACTGCTTGGTGGCGGCGTGAAGGTTCCCCGTGGGATCAGCCTTCAGCGTCAGCGCGCCGGTGTTCAGCGTCATGCCGGCGCCGCCGAACGTCGCGATGTCGGTCGGCCCGGACATGATCACGACGCTGCCGGTGCCGGCGACCAAGTTCAGCCGGTTCGACGTGACCGAGGCGCCGAAATTGTTGCCCCACAGCATCAGGTGCCGGGTCAGGTTATTCGGCGCGGCGGCGACCACGCTGCCGAAGCCGAGGCCGCCGGTCATCGTGTCGCCGGCTTTGTTCACCTTGTTCGTGTTGAGCCATGTCAGGCCCGACTGGACATCCGGCCCGAGGCTGCCGATCGCCGGGCTGATCGCGACGTTCGACGCGATGGCGTCAGCCTGCCCGAGCGGCAGGCGTATCCACTGCACGCCGTCGCAGGCGATCCAGTCCGCCAGCGCGTAGGTCGCCTGCGGCATCTGGCTGGCGGCGGGCGGCACGCCGCCTTGCGTGACGATGACGTAGTAGCCCTTCAGCGGCTCGCTTGGTGCCGGCAGGGATTCACCGTCCGGTATCCCCGAGGCGATGGTGAAGTGCCCGACGTCGGTCGGCACGGCGATGCCGCCGGCGAAGAACATATCGTTCGACAGCACGTCGATCTCGGCTTGCATCGCCGCGTCGGCGGCATCGACATAGCGCTTGGTCGCCGCGTGCGCGACCGCCGTGGGGTCGGCATTCAGCGTCAGGAAGCCGGTCATGGTGCCGCCAGCCAGCGGCAGGAAGGCTTCGGTGCCGCCGGCCGCCACTTGGTCCACATAGGCTTTGGTCGCCGCGTGCAGCGCTGCGGTGGGCGGCGCGTGCAGGGTCAGGAAGCCGGTCAGCGTGCCGCCGGCGAGCGGCAGGTAGGCGCCGCCGCCGCCAAGCTCGCGGGCATCGACGTATTGCTTCGTCGCGATGCCGAGCGGCACCTTGGGGTCGCCCGCGATGGTGGCGAGACCATCCACGCGGGAGAAGCTGATCACCGTGCCGAGATTCACCCCGGTGTCGCTGAAGCGGGTGAGGTTCCACGCCGCGCCGGCGTCGCCGCCGGTCTCGTTGCCGTAGATGTCCTGCGTCCAGCGCGGGATGTTGTTGGTGTTCCACTGATGTCGGCGGTAGAAGCCCGGCCCGGCATTTTGCGTGATGCCGCCCTGGTTGACGTTGTCCTGGCCGAGCGCCAGCCCGGTCCAGCCGGTCATATTGCCGCGCGCCAGGAGCGAATTGCCCGTGTAGATGTCGAGGCCGTAGCCGGTGCCGGGCGGCGTGTTGACGCGAAGCTGGCCGGTCACCGTGCCGCCGGTCAGGTCCAGCTTGTTGCGATTGAGCCAGTCGAGGCCGGTCTGCACATTGGCGCCGAGGCTGCCAATCGCCGGAGTGATGGCGACCTGTGACGCGATGACGTTGGCTTGCCCCAGCGGCAGCCTGATCCACTGGATACCATCGCAGGCGATCCAGTCGGCGAGCGCGTAGACGGCCGACGGGATGTTGCCCGCCTTCGACTGCCCGCCTTGGGTGACGATGACGTAGAAGCCCTTCAGCGCCGTCGCGGGCGCCGGCAGCGCGGTGCCATCCACCAGCCCCGACGCGATGGTGTAATTACCGACGTCGGTGACGACGTTCAGGCCGCCGCAGAAGAACATATCCTCTGCCAGCACATCGATCTGCGTTTGCAGCGCCGCGTCGCCGGCATCGACGTATTGCTTGGGCGCTGCGTGCAGGTTCGCCGTCGGATTGGCGAGCAGCGTGACCGCGCCGACCTTCAGGGTCATGCCGGTGTTGGTGAACTGCGCGAATTCCTGCGTGCCGCCCAGCAGGTAGATCGAATTGGTAGGACCGCCGGTCAGGATGTTCACCCGCCCGCCGGTGATGCTTATCCCGAAAGTCGTGCCAAACAGCGCGATGTGCTTGGACAAGTCCTGCGGCGTGGCGCTGGTGGCGCTCCCGAAGGACGCGCCGTTGTTGATCGAGACCAGTCCGGTCTTGCGGGTGATCGTCAGCGGTATGCTGAGCAGCACATTGCCGGCGTCGGCATAGCGCAGGATTTGGAAATCGGACCCGACATCCGTGCCGGTCTCGGCGCCGGAGTTGGTGCCCATGCCCCAGCGCAGTCGCGTGTCGGTCTGCCAGTAGATGCGCCGGTTCGATCCGGTGGCGCCGATATGGTAGATTGACTTGTTGACCTCGGTGACGTTGCCGACGGTGACGCCGGCGCCAGAGACGGTGAACACGTCGCCGCCGCCGATCAGCATTACGTGGCTCGCGCCGGCCGGAGCGTTGTGATTGATCCGCGCCGGCCCGCTGGTCATGTTGATGCCGTAGGTGCCGGCATAGAAATCGATGTGGCGCGCCAGATTGGTGACGCTGACCGCGAAGCCGCCGGTCGTGGCGATGCCATTGTTGAAGCGGGCTTGGCCGGTGGAGCGGCTGAACTGCACCAGCGCGCCGAGCGCCACCCCGGCATCATCGAAGCGGTAGAGCGTCAGGTCGGTGCCGGCATTCGCGCCCGCCTCCGCGACGCCGTTGGGTCCGAACGACCAGCGGGTAGAGCCGCCGGAATACCAGTAGATGCGGCGCGCCGCCGTGGCGGTGCCGTCGATGGAAATACTGCCGCCAGTGGTGCCCGGCATGCCGAGGAAAAGCCCGCCCTGGATGCGCGCGTTATAGAGCACATTGAGGCCGCCGCCGGTCGGGGCGTTGAAGTAGACCGTGCCGGTGACGGTGCCGCCGGTCAGCGGCAGGTAGTTGCCGAGGCTGGTGTTCACCCCGGAGATGGCGGTGGCGATCTGGTCATCGACATATTGCTTCGGCGTCGCGTGCATCACCGCCGTCGGATTGGCGTGCAGCGAGAGGAAGTCGGTGAGCATGCCGCCGGAGAACGGCAGATAGGTCGCATCCGCCGTGGTGATGTCGAGCTTGTTGGTGTTCAGCCATTCCAGGCCGGTCTGGACGTTGGCACCGAGCGCGCCGATCGGCGGCGCGATCATCACATTGGCGGCGATCATGTTCGCCTGCCCGATCGGCAGCCTGATCCACTGCGCGCCGTCGCAGACGATCCAGTCGGCAAGCTCGTAGGTGTCGGGCGGGATGTTGCCGCCGGGCAGCGATGTGCCGCCCTGCGTGACGATGACGAAGAAGCCCTTGTATGGCTCTGCCGGCGCGGGCAGCGGGCTGCCCTGCTCCAGCCCCGAGGCGATGGTGTAGTGGCCCACGTCGGTGACGACGTTGATGCCGCCGACGAAGAACAGGTCTTCCGCCAGCACCGCGATCTCCTGGCGGAGCAGGTCGTCGGCCGCGTCCACGTATTGCTTCGGCGTCGCGTGCATCGGCGCGACCGGATCGATCGCCAGCGTCAGCGCCTTGGCGTTCTGCATGATCACGCCGCTGGTGCCGCTGACGCTCATCACATCGACGCCGCCGTTGAAGAAATACGTCGAGCTTGCCGAGACGATGTTCAGCCGGTTGGCGGTGATCGAGAAGCCGAACGTCGTGGCATAGAGCTTGATGTGCTTCGACAGATCGTTGGGCGTCAGCACCGCCGCGCTGGTGAAGCCGATCGCATTGATGAAGTTGCCACCGTTGTCGGTGATCACCTTGTTCCAGCGCGACCAGCCGGTCGGCGCGCTGGCGGTGACGCGGAAATAGAGCGGCGTGGTGTCGGGCGTGCCGGTGGCGCCCATGAATAGCTGGCCAGCCCATCCGGCATTCGCCGAGTAGGATGTCAGCACAGTGCCCTTGTCGGTGGTGCCGCCGGTCGGCCCATTGCTGGTGACGACCGGGCCGCCATACTGGCGCAGCGCCAGCCCGGTCGGGATGGTGTTGTAATCGACCGTGCCGCCGTTTTGCAGCGTGAGCGGCGTGAAGCCGAGATCGATATAGCGCTTCGTCACCGCGTGCATTGGCGCGGTGGGATCGACGCTCAGAGTGATGGTATGGGTCGATCCCCACATGATCAGACCGGTCGCATCGAAGCGGGCGACCTCCGCCCCGGCGATCAGGAAGGCGTGGATGCCGGTGCTGCCGGCATTGTAGTTCAGCCGCGCGGCGGTGACGCCGAAGCCGTAGCCGCCGGCATGCAGCGAGATGTGCTTGGACAGGTCGCTGCTCGACCCTCCCATCATCGTGCCGAAGCTGATGCCGCCGGTCATCACGCCGCCCGCGAGCGGCAGGTAGTTGCCGACAGGGATGCCCGCGACCTTGCTGTCCACGTATTGCTTGGTGGCGACCCCCAGCGCAGCGGTCGGGTCGCCGGCCACCGTGGCCAGCCCATCCGCGCGCGAGATGTCGAGCGCCACGCCGAGGCTGGTGCCGGTGTCGCTGAAGCGCGTGATCTGCATCGACGCGCCGGTGTTGTTGCCGCCTTCCACCAGCCCCGACATGCCGAGCGACCAGCGCGACGTGCCGGCGGAATACCACATGATCCGCCGCAGCGAGGCGATGGCGCCGTTCATTTGCAGCAGGGAGTTGGTGGTCGGCAGGCCGATCGTCAGGCTCGCCTGCACGCGCGCGCTGTTCAGCACGTCGAGCGCCGTGCCGCTCGCCGTGAAAGCGGTGACGCCGGTCACCGTGCCGCCAGTATTGTCGAATTTGTTGGTGTCGAGCCATTGCAGCCCGGTCTGCACATTCGGCCCGAGCGCGCCGATCGGTGGCACGATCGCGACGTTCGACGCGATGGACTCGGCCTGTCCGATGGGTAGTTGAATCCACTGCACGCCGTCGCAGGCGATCCAGTCGGCGAGGAAGTAAGTGCCGGGCGGGATGTTGCCGACGGGTGGCACGCCCGCCTGCGTGACGATCACGTAGAAACCCTTCAGAGCTTCCTCCGGCGCCGGCAGCGGTGTGCCGTCGGTCAGTCCCGACGCGATGGTGTAGTGGCCGACGTCAGTGACGACATTGATGCCGCCCGCGAAGAACATATCGGCCGCGAGCACGTCGATCTCTTGCTGAAGCAGCGCGTCGGCATTATCGACATACTGCTTGGTGGTCGCGTGCATGGCTGCCGTGGGCGGCGCGAACAGCGTGACCGCGCCACGCTTCATGGTCAGGCCGGCGCCGTTGCTGAACTGCGCGATCTCAAGCGAACTGCTCATCAGATAAATTGAGTCGGTGCCGGCGCCACCGCAGACGATGTTCAGCCGCGCGCCGGTTACATTCAGGCCGAAGGTGCCGCCATAGAGCGCGATGTGCTTGGTGAAATCCGTCGGCGCCGAGGCGATCCCCCCGATAAAGTTCATACCGGTGCCGATGCTGACGCGCCCGGACGCGCGATTGATGGCGATCGGATTGACCGGCTGCGCGACGCCGGCGTCGTTGTAGCGGATGAACACAAAATCGGTGCCGGTGTCCGATCCGTTCTCATTGCCGCCGGCGCCGCCGATCGACCAGCGCAGCACGCCTACGCTCTGCCAACTGATGCGCCGCCCGGACGAGGCAATCGCATTGATGGTGATGCCGACGGCGCCAGTGGCGTTGGTGCCGATGGTCAGCGAATTGCGGAGCAGGCTGGTATTGGCGACGTCGATGCCATTGCCGGCGCCGTTGAAGTAGACCGTGCCGGTGACCGTTCCGCCGGTGAGCGGCAGATAGTTTCCGATGGGAACGCCAGCGACCTTGCCGTCCACGTATTGCTTGGTGGCGATACCCAGCGCGGCGGTGGGATCGCCCGACAGAGTGCCCAGCCCGGTGGATCGATTGAAGATCAGCGGCGCGCTGACATAGGCGCCGTCGTCGGCGTAGCGGTAAAGCCCGAAATCCGACCCGACGTTGCCGGTGCTTTCCGGGTTAGGGTTGGCGCCTATCGCCCAGCGGGTGACGTTCGCGGTGCGGAAAATGACGTAGCGCGATTTGCCGGTCGCGGCGTTCAGTTGGATGCTGGTGGTGGTGCCGGTATTGTCGCCGACCGTCAGTATGCCGTAGACGTTCAGTTGCGCCCGAAACGTCGTGAGGCCGGAGACCGTGCCGCCGGTGAGCGGCAGATAGTTTCCGGTGAGATTATCGACGTATTGCTTGGGCGTCGCGTCCATCGCCTGCACCGGCAGCGCGAACAGGGTCAGCATGCCCTGCATCGTGCCGCCGGACAGGCTCAGCTTCTGCGCATCGAGCCATGTCAGCCCGGTCTGCACATTCGGCCCCAGCAGACCGACAGGCGGCGTGATGGCGACCTGCGAGGCGATCAGGTCGGCCTGACCGAGCGGCAGTCTGATCCACTGATTGCCGTCGCAGGCGATCCAGTCCGCCAGCGCGTAGTCGGCGGGCGGGATGTTGCCGGCGGTGCTCGACTGGCCGCCCTGCGTGACGATGACGTAAAAGCCCTTGTAAACCTGCGACGGCGCTGGCAGCGGCGAGCCGTCTATGAGTCCCGAGGCGATGGTGTAGTGCCCGACATCGGTGACGACGTTCAGCCCACCCGCGAAGAACATATCTTCGGACAGGACGTCGATCTCGCGCTGCAAGAGCGCATCGGCGGCATCGACATACTGCTTGGGTGTGGCGTGCAACGGCGCGGTCGGGTCGCCCGGCAAAGTGACCGGCCCGCCCGAGAACAGCCCGCCAGTGTTCAGCCGCAGCATCGCCAGGGCGCCGTTTGCCCAGACATATTGCGCGCCGGTCGGCGCATTGAAATTGAACCGCGCCGCCGTGGTGTTGATGCCGTAGCCGGGATAGATCGCGATATGCCGGCTGTTGTCGAGCGCGCCACCCGGCGCCAGCGCGCTGCCGAAGTTGATACCGCCCGACATGGTGCCGCCAGCGAGCGGCAGGTAGGCGCCAAGGTCGGTGGTGATCTTGGTATCGACATACTGCTTGGTGGCAGCGTGCATCGGCGCGGTGGGATCGAAGCCGAGCGTGGCGCCGGCCGCCAGCGTCACCATGCCGCTCGCGCGGGCGATGCGCAGCGGCGAGGGTGACAGCACCGCGCCGGCGTCGGAGAAGCGGTTGATCAGGAAGCTGGTGCCGGCGTCGTTGCCGGTCTCGGCATCGCTGCCGCCAAATTCCACCGTCCAGCGACGCAGCCCGTTGCGCTGCGACTGGAAGAAGTTGGCAGTGCCGGTAGGGCCGTCCCACACGATGCCCGGCCAGTCACTGCCGGTGCCCTTGATGTAGAGCTTCGCGTCGGTCGCGCTCTCGATGTGCAGCGCGCCGGTCAGCGTGCCGCCGACGAGCGGCAGATATTTACCGTCGAGGCTGCCGTCGATCAGGCTGGCATCGAACAGCAGCTTGCGCCCGGTCGGGTCGAGGCTCGGCTGCACGCCGACCCAGACGCGCATCGGCGTGGCCTGCTCGATGGCAAGCTCGCCGTCCAGCAGCAGATTATTCGGCGGCGGGTTGTCCGGTCGCGCCGTGCGGAAATGCTGAATGACGTTCTGGCGATTCTCGCCGACAGTGTCTCGCGCCGCCCTTCGTGGCGGCAGCCAGAACCGGCCGATAAACGACACTACGACCCCCAGGTCAGCATCACGCCACGCGCCCAGGTCCACACGAGGCCGGACATGGAATTCTCCATGCCGACCGCCAGCGTCTCATATCCGCCGGTGCCGACCAGTTGCGCATACCATGCCCAGCGCTGGCCGTAGATCGTGTAATTCCACGGCCCCCAGCCCTCCATCCCGGTCAGGCTGTTGTCGTAGCCGACCGAGACCTTGCTGACCGACTTGGAGGATTTCATGCCGGTCTGCATCCCCGGCACCATGCCGCCCGCGCCACCCGCGCCGCCTTGCCCCATGTATTGCGACATGGCGAGGAAATGCGCGGTCATCAGTTCGACGCCCAGTTGCTGCATCTGGCACCAGACCGCCGGATTGCACATCACCGTGCTGGTATCGATGTGGAACTGAACCTGCGGATCGGGATACACCGTGACGTCGGCGAACTCCGGAAAGTGCAGACGGAAGGTCGGCGGATTGGTGACCGTGCTGGTGGGTATGCCGCTCGGGATAATGGGCGGCGGCGGTGGCGTCGGCAGCGCGATCGGATGCGCGGGGTGTGGCCCGCTGCCGCTCACTTCCTGGCCCCCGCGATGCGCGCGAGATCGCGCACGCCGATCACGGTGTCGCCGGTGACCGGTGTGGTGACCGGCGTGGTCGTGTTGATGCCGGTGTTCAGCCCGCTCGGCGCGGTGGTGGTTGCGGCCGGCAGGGCGGGCGCCGGCGTGTTGGAGACCGGCGTTCCGGTCGGCATTGTCGGCATCTGGTCCTTCTCCCTCGCTTGGCGCAGTGACGCCGCGACCGCCTGCTTCTGCGGATAGCCGGCGTGCACCATCTCGCTGATGTTCTCGCTGATGGTCTCCTGGCTTGATCCGCTCTTGAGCGGCATCTACGGCGTGCCGAAGAAGCTGACCTGCGGCGCCGTCTCGCCCTGGCCCGGCAGCGGCTTGTCCTCCTGCGGGCCGCCGGCGAAGTAGTGCGCGCCCTCCGGCACCATGCCGGAGCGCGAGGCGACCTGCACGACGTCGGGTGGCAGCGGCGCGGGCGGCTGACTGATCTGCGCCGTCGGCAGGTTCCGGCGCACCGCCTGCTCGGTGTTCAGCATCGCTTGGGCATACTGCATCGAGCCGCGCGCGGGCGCCGGTGCGGGCGCGCCTTCCAGATGCGCCTTCACATACCAGTCCTCGGCGACGTCATCATCGACGTCATGCTCGCCGAGGCTGTAGTGGCGTTTGCCGCTTTCGGTGGTGTGGATGAACGGCTTCGCGACCTTGATCGTCGGCATGGGCGGTCTCCTGTCGGAGTAGGCAATGGGGGAGGCGGCGAGCGCGCCGGAGCGCGAGATAATCTACCGTCTCGGGGCTGAAGTGGCAGGTCTCTGCGAGCGGTTAAATTCCGTCGCGATAGCCGATGGTCTCGGGATACACGACTTCCAGAACGCCGAGGCGGCCCCAGTAGGTCGTGATGTTGTAGAGGCTGCGCCATTCCAGCGGCGTGCGCTGAAGCGGCGTCATCGGATAGCGGACGCGATCGTAGGCTTTGGTGTAGGCGAACATCCGCTGACTGCCAGCGGCGCCGGCGCCGACAAGCCACTTCAGCGGCTGGATATTGAGCGGCTTGCCGTTCTGCGAATTGCACAGGGAGTTCTCCTGCAAGAACCGCAGCACGGAGATGTTGCCGGCAGTCGAGACCTTGTTGGCGACCAAGAGACCGAATTGCGCCGGCGGCAGGCGCAACTGATCGGGCATCTGCGCCCAGCCGGATGCGGCCCAGACCGATTCCAGCATCTCGTTGACCTGCGACAGCATCACGTCGGGATTTGCCGCGCCGGCCCATGTCCCGCCCGTCACGTTGGTGACGTTGGTAACCGCCGGATGATTGACCAGACCGTGGGTGTTGATCGTGGCGTCGCCGCGATAGACAAGCTGGTCGATGTCCATCTGATGCTTGATGCGGATGACATCGTATTTCTGCGTGTCGATCGGACGACCGGCCTGCATCGCCGAGGCCAGTTCCGGCATGGTGTAGGAAAGCTCCATGCCCCACAGGAACAGCGGCTGTGGCGTCTTGCCGATGTCCAACTGTGCGCCGGTGATCGCGTTGGTATCCTTGCCGATCCATGAGACGCCGGTCGGGTTGATGCCACCGCTCGCCGCGAAGCTGCTGTTGGTGAAGGACGACACTTCGTCGCCCGTGGTGATGTCCTCGCGGACGTCCACGTCGCGACCCCACGTCACGCTATACAGCGGGTCGTGGATGGTCTGATCGAGCCGTTCCAGTTCGCCTACATAGAACGCACCCGTGGAGTCGCGGGTGTATCCGTCATAGGTGAACATGGCTCCGCTGCTGCCATCGAGAGGCATGGGCCTGTTCTCCGAATTGTGGGAATGCCGCGATGCGGTGCGGCGACCGTCGTATCTACAAACGCATGCTTATCGTTCGACGCATGCGAGTGTATCTACAGGCTTAGAGGTTAAGCTGGACCTCGACGATGCCCTTGGCATCTGCGGCGCCCATGAAGATGCCGGGCAGCATCATCACCGAGCCGGGCACGGTGCCGTCGGCGGTCACGCCGCCGGGCACCTGTCCGCCGCCCGCCGCCGCTGTCCAGACGAAGGCACGCGCGCCCTTCACCGCCGGCGCGGCGCCGTGCAACTGCACGGTCATGAAGCCGCGCCGCATGACGTTGCAGTGGCCGGAGTCGGGCGGCGTCGAGACGCCGAGCGGGTCGTTGACCGGCGTGTGCAGCCCACCGCCCTGCGTGATCCACGGCCGGACATAGAGGCCGTAGGCCATGCCGGGCGGCGTCGATCCCATGTTGGGATCGGTCGGCAATGGCGGGCGGACGCCGCCGGTCGCCGGGTCGATCACCACGCCGATGCCATAGGCCCTCGGCGGGTTTGCGGGATCGATGTTCTCCGCCACCACGGTGGAATCATGCTGGCGGTTGGTGGTGCCGGCAAAGCCGACATCCATTCGGTAGGTGATTGCGACCATCTGGTGATCTCTCCTTTCAGTCGCTGGTTACTCCCGAGGGAGCGGGGCCGCAGGCGGCGGTGCCGGAGGCTGCGGGGTGATGCCGGGCAGCCTGCCCGGCTGCCCCTGGACTGGCGCGGCCGGGCGCGCTGGCGTGCCAGGGAACGGCGGCTCTTGCCCTGGCGCGCCGGCGACCGGCTGCTCTGGCCTGCCGTTCACCGGACCCTCCGATGTGCCGACCTGATCGCGCCTGCCGTTCACCGGGCGCTCAAGGTCCGGGCGCTCGCGCGGCGGCGCGGGATTGGCCGTCCGCGACGGCTCGTCAGGGATCGGATTGGCGGGCCACTCCGGCGTGCCGAGGATGGGCGCGCCGGGGAATGCCGGCTGACGCGGACGGAACGGCCACTGATCCGTGCCGTTGCCGCGCACGAGACCGCCGATCTCGGGCGCGATGTTCGGCGGGTCCTTCAGCGCGATCTCCGGATTGACGCTGCTCCACTCGTTCCATGCGATGGCCATGTTGGTGTCCATGAACTCGGCATAGAGCTTGCGGGTGGCGCCGTTGTTGCTCGCGACGAAGTTGAAGAACTCGTTCGGCGAGCCGCGCATCGTGTCCGGCACGAAGATGCCCGACTTGTCGCGCACCGCCCATGGCGGCGAGGCGACCTCGCCGGTGTCCGGCGGCGCCAGCGGCATCGAGCCGAGGATCACCGGGATGGGCGGCGTGGCGCCGGCCTCGTCGATGATCCACGACATCACCGGATTGTCGTGCAGAATGACCCAATCCGCGCCGGGCGTGGCGCCGCCCGCATTGTCGTTGTAATCACAGGTGATCAAAAGATCAGCCGTGCCGGCAACAGCAGTAGCCATCAGTTTGGCCTCCCCATCTGCTTCTCCCAATG